TCTACTGCTGCATCTACAAGCTTCTCTGTAACCTGTCTTAGCTTTAAAGCATCATTTTGAACAAGAACTTTTCTCAACTGGTCAGAAAAGAGTTTCCCTTTCCTCGCATTCTGATTGCCCTTTAAGCTCTCAGCAATCTTCTCATTCTTAGAAATAGTTGTTTCGGTTTCCATGTCCATGATTTAATTAGCTTTAGGTTAATGATTGTTAACTTTAAGTTAATGGTACTACTCATTGTCCATACTGTCACTATTAGCCTCTGCTTCATTTACATCAGCTTGGAAAGTAGGACTATTAATGAGGTTTGTATATTGGTCTTGAAGCTCTTGTGGAACTCCTGGTTGTAATACTAAAGCATTCATATCTGCCTGAATTTCTTCAGTAGATTGAGGTACTGGATAAGGAAGGTAAATATTAGGAGTTGTCATTATTCTGGCTCTACTGTAGTTTCTGCTGGTACTTCTGGAGTTGGCTCTACAGGAGTCATTTGCTTTGCTACTTCAGCATTGGCTTTTAGGATAATCTCATCATGAAGCTTTTGCACCAATTCCATTGGGAGCTTTCTCAATCCAGCAAGAATTAGCTCTAATTCTGCGGTTGTATGCTCAAAAGTGATTTTTAGGTCTTTGATATTCATTTTTTACCTTTTTTTGCAGCTTCTTTCTTAACGGCATAAGCAATAGCTACTGCCTGCTTTACTGGTTTTTTGCCTTCTTTGACTTCTTTGGCAATATTCTCTTTAAAAGCCTTTTGGCTGGTTGATTTCTTTAGTGGCATGGTTTTGCTCCTAGTGGTTGCTTTCTTTAAGGCTGGTTTAGGTTTTGGTGCTTGCTTGTTTAATGCTTTAGCCACATCCTCAGTATTGAAGTTTTTAGGCCACATTTTTGCTATTTGCCTGGCTCTATAGTTGTAATAGGCCCATGCGATTACAAAGATTGCAAAGGCTGTAAAGACTAATGACATGACTAACTCATCCGACATTTTGGGCTTCCTCAAAACAAACATCCTGCCAACTCATCACCAGATACTTAACCCCATCTTCATAGTAAGGGAAGTATTTGAGATATTCCTCGCCTGGGTCATCATTCATAGTGCCAAAGCGGATTCTTGCTCCAACTTCAATAGGCATATCTTCTCTGCGACCACCTGAAAGCTTTTTACCAGGGCCAACAGCAATGACTGTACCCATGTTTTCGACTTCTTTGTTATCAACAATAATGATGCTAGAAAGCTCTCTAACATCAGGTTTGACTACAATTTTGTCTGCTAATGGCTTGAGTTTCATGATTTTCTAGGCCTTCCTGGTTTCTTTTTTGGTTGTTCTTCAGTAAAAGTAACAGTCAATCCAGTTGTTATGGCTTCAATAACATGGTTTTTAATGGGTTGCCATTCCCCACACCAATCTTCATTGGCTTTGTTTTGTGAAATTGGGTATCTTTTGCAGACTCCCATTCTTTCCCCAAAAGAAAAAAATCGACACAAATTGCAAGTGTCATTATGCTCTTTGTTAGCCACAGTTTCTCCGATTAATTGTGGTTAGAAAGCCCTGTTAGCGCACGACTATCAGGGTTTTCGCTTTTTTACTTCTTAGTTCTTTTTCTCATACTTATCTTCCATCGCATAAGTTGTGCGCTTATGGTCATAGCAGATACCAGCAGTACGGCCTGTATTGAACTCTTTGTCAGAGCCAATAGCATCTTCTTTACCCATTGCAACACCGCCACGATGAGATTTTTCCATTCTTTCGCCAGACATATCTGCCTTGCCAGCGCCTTTAGGTACAACTACACCCTTGGCAGGAATACCTGCTGTAGAGTTTGGATTACTTGTTTTGCCCATTGCCATAATTTTTCCTTTTGCAAAAGAAGCTGCAATATCGCAGCTCCTTATATTTTGCCTTATTGGTTACCCATGTCAAGCACTTTAAATACTGGTTGATTTTTAAAAGAAATTGCCATATTTTGAGCTGAATCATGATAGCCAGAATAACCAGCTTCTTTAATCATTCTTTCCCAATCATTAGCTTTAGTTTCTGCATCAAGAATATTAAATTTATCTCGATTAAATGTATCAGCCATTTTTAATAAATTATCTGGGTCTTTTCTTACATCATAAGAATTTTCAATATTCGATTTATATTGATTTGGGCCAAGACCAGGCTCTTTCATCTCTGGGTTTAAGTAAAAATGAGTCCTGTCTTTAACAGCTCCAGGGGCTCTTAGTCTTTCAGCTTCCTGGCCTCTTATACCAAAACCATACTTTTTAACATCAGTCTGGCTTAAATTTGGGCTATTGCTCCAATGAAATCCTTCAATAGTTTGACCATTTTCAGGAACTATATGTTCTTTCATATAATTTGGAACACCACCTCTGTAATCTAATTCAAGCATATCAGGGGGTAATGCCAGGCCTGTTTGTTTAGCATATTCCCATTGACCGCCTAATTCCCTAAGCTTTCTGTCCATTTCTGAGGTATCTTGGCCCATTTTTTCGGCTGCTGTCTTTTCTACCCTCATCAAGGCCATTTCTTTTTCAAGGTCTGCATTGATTCCAGAATAATTTACAAAGCTGTTTTGACCTCTGGTTTCAGAAGCAGCAGCTATTTGAGCCAATGGGCTTAAAGTTTCTTTGTGAGCTCCATAAGCCAATTCTTCACCTTTTCTGCCAAAGGTTGAGCCTGTAGTGCCATGACCAATATAGTCATGAACTGCCCTAAATTTTTCATTAGTATTTAAGCCATAGTAAGGGTCAAATTCATTGAGAAAAGGATGCTCCTCACCACCTCTAAAAACATACATATGGTTTTTATTAAGGGCATCATCTAGCATTTCTCTAGAATTAGCATAATTGGCATTGCCACCATGAAAAGAAAAATTAACCCCTTTATTCACTAAATTATCAAATTGCTGGTTTACTTCTTGGCGCAAAGCCCCATAGGATTTATGAACCAAATCATCATAATTTTGAATATCATGCTTTGCTAATAGTTCAGGATGCTTTGCTTTGTAATCCTGATAAATGGCATCTTTTAAAGCTGGACTTACATCATCCTTAGATAATGTTTCATAAGCCCTGGCAATAGGATGTTGTTTTAAAAGGGATGAGCCTGGCATGGCTTTGATTTTTTCAATGTCAAAGTCTGGGTTATGTTCTTTGGCTATTTGGATGGCTTTATTTTGTTCCTGACCATTGAATGCACCGCTTCCTTGTGACTCTCTAAGTTTTCTATTTGCAAAGCTTGTTTGAAGCTTTTCTTGTCCAGAAGTGGCTTGATTCCATGCTTTTTCATTACTCTGAGGTAATCCTGATATTCGTCTAAATTGTCCTTCATCTTTATATCCTTTTTCTAAATTTTCTGGATTAAATATCTGATAATAAGTTCCTCCTGTCATATCAGTATGTTTTACACCTTGATACCCTTGGCTAATTAGCTGATCTGTAAAATATTTGTCTGCCTCATCTCTAGATGCAAGTTTTACTTTTCCTTCATCAATTAACCTTCTTACAACAGCACCCTTGCCTGTAGCTGCTACTTCTCCAATATTAGGATTGGTAGTAAACCAAATACTTCCATCAGCAGACTTTGCAATATCAAAACCTGCTTTTTCAATTTGTTTAGCTGCTTCTTTGCTTGTTCCATGAAATATTGCTGTTGCTCCCATAAAGTTTGGCAAATAATTTTGAGTAAATTCTTGCATTGCTTCTGGGTAATAGTTTGGATTTGGCTTGCCTAAAAAGTCAGTTTTATACAATCCAGCCATAGTTTTATCCATAGCTCTTTGATTTTTTTCAAAGTTTTCAGGCCATTCTTTCCAATATTTGTCTAATTTTGTAGACAAAGTTTCTCTTTGATTTTTTAATTTTTTATTATCAAATTGTTTTTGAATTTCATCTGCTAGAGCCATGATTAGTCCATATCGAGCATTTTTATAAGGCGAATAGCAGCATCTACCGAATCAATTCGGCTTACTGCCCCTCCCCTCCATTCTTGCATGAATTTGACTTGTGGATCAGTAAAAGTTGCTTTGGAATCTCGCTTTATTTCTACCAATACAGACTTACCTTTATACCCAATGAGTAAATCAGGACAGCCACGACCAACAGTTGATAAATTAAGCACAGAAGCTCCAAGCGCAATAAAAGTATGCACAAGTTGCTTTTGGTTTTCATCAACTCGCTTTTTATAGTAAGTCATCTAGTAATGCCCTAGTTTTCTCAATGAGCTGCTCTGGTGAAAACCCCCAATAAGAAGTGAACTTTTTAGCCCCAAGCGAGTGATAACTGGTATCTCCAAGGCGATGGTGGTAAGCGCAGAGGGGGATTGCAGGAGCAGTATCTCGCTTTCCCCCAAATCTTCTGACATGGTGGATTTCTGTAGGTGTATCGGTTGTTTCAATTCCATGTTGCCTGCACAATATGCAGCCCAATCTCGCCAGGCGAGCATATTCATCCTTTTGTTTTTTAGTAGTCATGAGCTACATCTTCTAGTTTTAATGCTGCTTCTACAATTTCATTGGCTATTTGAGCTGCTTTATCTTTATCCTGTGAAATCATCGCAGAATAATACTGTTCTAAAAGCTTTTTTAGGGTCAAGTATGGCAAGCTGAAGTCTTTCATGTTGTGTCCTTAAATTTAAATTTCTATAAATAACCCCATCATGCCATTGCATATCTACCGAATTTTCATATAGCTCAATGATTTTATTGGGTTTTACCCAAATAGGGGCTTGTTTTTCTTTAAAACAAAAAGCATAAATCAATGGAGCTTCATCTGAACTAAAGGCTTCCACCATTTTAGGTAACAACTCAAACTCTTTTTTCTTAAAATTATCTGTTCCCTTTACAGCAATTACATAAGTTTTTCCAAAAGAATTAGTAATTACATAATCTGGAAGGTTTCTAAGAATGGGATTTATTCTCCAAAATTTAGGCACATTATTATTTTTTTCATCAAATCCAAGCCTTTGAAATTTTGTATCAAAAACATTGCAATATTTTTCAAATAAAGCTTCTCCATCACTTTTAGCAGTAGAAACCCTTTCAATATAAGAATTTCCAGAATGGCTCATATACCACCTTGTCTGCGATTGCTGGATAAAGTGCGCCAAATATCAATAATTCGCTGTTCATGCTGCCTTTCATTATCAATTTTCTTAAATTGAACATAAGCTTGTAAATGAGCATCTAGAGCATCGGCATATTTCTGGCTCGCTATGGCTTTTTGTTCCCTTTCTGACACTCCCCCCTCAGAAAGTAAAAAAGAATGCGCCTTGGCCTGTTTAATGCCTTCTGCAAGGTAATTTACCTGTCCACCAAGTGCAGCATGAAGCTCATTGGTTTCAGCAAGCTTAGTTAAAGCCATTTCTACCCTGTTTTCATCCAATTTATCTAAATTCATTTCCATTCTCCATATTCATAGGCTCTATTGCCTTTAAGCCATTGTTCTTCAAAATCCCTTACCAACTGCCAATCAAACTTGCTTTTGCTCATGTATTCTCTAAAAGCTTTTAAACCCCATTGTCTGCGCCACATAATTAGCTGACGAACAGCGCAGCGATGCTTGTGCTTTTGCTCATCCATTGGCCTTCTTCTTATCCCTAAAATCCAAGATAAATTTCTTCATCTCAAAATAGCTGTTAAATCGAGCTTTCGAAGGGTCACCTCCACATTCGACCCTATATGCCTCCTCAATCTGTTTATCGCTTCCTAGGGGCATTTCTGTGGCTTTTTGGGCTGCTTGATGAATCCAAGTAGCATCGAATGACCTCCAGCCCTTAAAAATGATGGTTTCTAGCACTTGGTCTAGTGGCATCTTGGCTAATTCAGCTTCTTTGATAAGCCTTGTAAGAACTCGGTCTGTAACTGGTGCTTTTAATCTTTTTCTATAAACCAAAAAATCAGACCATAAATCATCACTCACTCCGACAGGAGTGGGTATAGTTTTTATATGGTTCTTGGTTATTGGTTCTTGGTTCTTGGTTGGCATTGGGGGGTGTTTAAGGGGGGTAATAGGGGGGCTATCGCTACCCTTATGCCACCTTAATGCTGCACCTTTGCGACCCCCATCCTTCATAGCTTTGTATTTAGCTATTTCTTCATCAGCTCGCTTTAAATGCCAGGCATTATCTTGATAAATAAAAAATTCGGTAAGAATTGCGCCAACAATTTCAAAGCTAGACCTAACCTTGCGAGCCAGTTTTGATGTATCGGTAAAGGGTTCTTCAGTCTGATAGTAAAGGTCTATCATGCGCCTATAAGCTAAATCTTCCTCATCGGTCAAATGGCTTGTATGGCTCAAATAATCCCCAATATGGAATGGGTAAAAGTTCATCACTTAATCCTTTTTAAATAGGTCTGGTCTTAGCATCTCTCTGGTCAATTTGTAATTTGAAAGCTCCTCAATAGTCTTTAAATACTTAAATGGGATGTTGCTTTGACCCCACAAATATATGGTATTGGGCTTTACATCCAGCTTTTCAGCCAAGTCTTTGAGTGAGCCAAATTCAATCTTTAATAAATCCATTGGGTTCATATGATTCCTTTCTTAGTTTTGGGAACTATACCATAAATCTTTTAAAAACATTAAAAAAATGTTGTATTAGGGAAACTCCCTATAAAAAAGTTGTTGCAATCTGTTTTTTTCATGTATAGTTACACCTATGCAATAAATTTTTTTAACAAGTGATGAAGGGAAGTAAAAATGAAACTACTAGATGCAATCGGTGTAATTCTTTTAGGTGTATTGCTAGCTGCAATGTTTATCTACGGAGGGTTTTAATCATGGGTATGTCTAGACACGATGCTTACTATGAGCCTGATGACTACGATGATCGCACCGATGAGATCGAGGCAAGAGCTTGGGAACTAATGAAAGTTGGTGGCAAGTTTGATTACAGAACTTCAGGTGCAATATCAGAAGCCCTTGGTGACATGGGAGTAAAAGATTCTGAAAATTTACAAGCTGTGATTGATTCAGGTGACCATGAAGCCTTGGGTCGAAAACTAATATCAATGGCTTGTGAATACATGGAAGGCCATGCCAAATCTGTAGCAGAATTTGAAATTATTGATTGAGGAGAAAGTGATGACTACAAAACCTACAAAACCAGCAGCAATAGATTACAAAGAAGATGCAATTTGGAATCGATTTAATAAAGATGAGGCCCTGATTTCTCAGCTAATCATTCTTAAAAAGTATCTTGAAAATGAAGATTCCATCAAAGGCCATGCAGTATCAATGCTTGATGGATTGGTCGATAAATTGATTTGCGACCAGATTGATATGATTTCTGAAGCCAAAATACCATACTAAGGAGTAAGTGATGAAAACTTTTAATGAATTAAGACTTATCAATGTCAATGAACATACAGAAAGAAAAGGTAAATTTACCTACCTTTCTTGGACTTGGGCAGTAGACCAGCTTCTACAAAATGACCCATCAGCCACTTGGACTTTTGGTGACCCTGTTTACTTCAATGAATCAGTAATGGTTTTTTGCACAGTAACCGCTATGGGTAAGTCTATGACTTGCCAAATGCCTGTTATTAACAATATGAACAAGGCCATCTCCAACCCTAATGCAATGGATGTCAATACCGCTATGATGCGCTGTTTGGTTAAGTGCATTAGCTTGTTTGGCATTGGTCTATACATTTATGCTGGTGAAGATTTGCCTGATGAAGAAATGCTTGATTTAACAGCAGAGGCCGACAAATGGGTTTTAGCTATTAGTGGAACTAAGACTATGGATGAGCTTAAAGAAATCTATGGCGCAGCTTATAAAGCTCTCAGCAAAGACAAAACAGCAGTAGAAAAGATTGCTAGTGCCAAAGACCTTCAAAAAGGCACTTTAATGGCATTGCAAGCATGAGCTGGGCCGATAAAGTAGCCATTACAACAGTTGCAATAACTGCTGTAATTTTGATGACAATGATTAGATTAGCGATTAGATTGGGGGGTATATGACTACTTTTACTACTGAAGATAGGGTTGCTGTTGAACAAGGCACAGATGCCTGGCATCAACTTAGATTGGGCAAGGTTACAGCTTCTAGAGTAGCCGACATATTGGCTAAGACTAAAACAGGGCCATCCGCATCAAGACAGAATTACCTTATTGAATTAGCTTTACAGCGCACTACAGGCATCATTCAAGAATCTTACACCAATGCAAGCATGGAATGGGGTGTTCAAAATGAGGGAAATGCAAGGGTTTTATATGAAATCACTACCAATAATTTTGTCGATAGAATCGCTTTCATTGACCATCCTAGTATTAAGTGGTTTGGTTGTAGCCCTGATGGTCTTGTGTCTAATGGGGGGCTTGTGGAAATTAAGTGTCCTAATAGCACAACTCATTGGGAGTATTTCAAATTTAATAGACCGCCTCAAAAATATGTAATTCAGATGCAAGCGCAGATGGCCTGCACAGGCAGACAATGGTGCGACTTTGTAAGCTTTGACCCCAGGATGCCTGACCGAAGCCAGTTGCTAATTGTTCGAGTTGATAGGGATGAGGCTTTTATTGCTGAAATGGAAGCAGAAATTAAGAAGTTTTTAGATGAAGTGCAAACCGAAGTAAATTTGATGAAGGGAATTAAAGATGGGAATTGAATATTATTTAAAAGCTGCTGTATCTGAATATACCGACAAAGATGGGCAACAAAAAAAGCGGTATCAAACTGTTGGCATAGTTACCAAAACTAAAAAAGGTGACCTTATGGCTAAAATTGAAATGTTGCCTTTATTGGGTATGAAAGAAGGCGCATTTTGGTGTTATTTAAATGTCCCTGAAGATAAACCTGATACCAAAACTAATAACTTGGCTGACATGGAATCTGATATTCCTTTTTAAGGAGGCATTATGAATGAACATATATGGACTGCATCAGGAACAGATATTACAATTCGGTGGAAACTTCATGGTTGGATTCCACCATCAGAATTGCAAGAATATAAAGATAAATGGAAGTATTACCAAAATTTACCTTTAAGAAATCTAGATGA